AGGAGGTTCTGCTTATAATTATCGGTCAGAGGGAGTTGCTGGTGTTATATCTCCTGATATTGGTATAACTCCTGATACTGATCCTATTTCCAAGAACTTATTTCAGGGAGTTAAACGACAACGTAAGTTGCGTTTAAACCCTGGAAATATTGTTAAGTTTTCGTTGAAGTCGAGATTTTCTAATTCGTTTTCGACGATGTTTAATTTACTTGCTCGTGAGGGTAATCCTACTTTAACGACTACAAAAGTTCCTTTTGGTAAATTTCAGTTCATTTCTGTTGAGAAAGAAATGGATGCAGGTACCTCTGGACCATATATCTTTGCTATTGAAGTTAAGTATATGTGTAATGTTGTTCCTAGCTTTAAACGTAATCAGACTATGATTCAAGAGTTTGCTAAGAACAGTACTGTTATTGTTTAATAAATAAGATTTTATTAAGACACACAATTTCAAAATTAAATTGAAGGTGGGAAATAAGTTATTTCCATCCTCCTTATAAGCGCTTCGATTTGTTCCGGGCTTGCTGATGTGTTGTACCACATATGGGGGTCTACATTCGAAGTGATCCAGATTCGCTTCGCCCGTAGTACCGCCGCTCCTCCTTTAGTCTCAATGATGACCGGGTAACGGTCGAGCCAGGTAAGCAAATTGGTGATGCCAATCTCCCCGGTGAATTCGTCCATAACGACGTGCTCGTGTTCACGATATCCGTCCCAGAATTTTGTCCTTGAATTCTTTGGGTACGCACCCATGCCCGCCTCGGCCCAAGCTCGTCTCGACTTGCCTGTTCCAGTAGATCCCCAAAACACCGCGCACGATCGTTCCATAGCGATCGGCTCCATGTGGTCCTTCTCAATGCGTTTGAGTGTCTGGTAGTTTCTGACTCTGATTCCGGCGTCAATGTCGATGAGCCGTCCAGATTTAGCGGACTTCCAGACCTCGTCCCAGTCGGGCTTGCTGGCCATGGACGTTGGTTTTCGTCCGAGCTCGAATCGAGTACCAGCGATGGACGTATCCTCCTTCCAGACGTAGGCGTCTGCGGCGGTGCTCTTGGAGGGCTCGGCGTGCGCTGAGTCTCCGAAGACCCGCTTAACTGCTCGTAGTCGGACCTTGGTGCCGAATGTTGCGAGTAGTTGCCAGTGTAGATAACCGGTAGATCCTCGCTCCAACTGCCCACGGAGGTAAACGACTCCGGGAGGTAAGTAATAGGCATATTGGTGGTGCGGGATTGTTAGTAGCCAATATCGAGCTTGCGGTGCCATGTCTCATGTCTCACTTCACTGGCTTTATATGTCTTTTCAAGTTTGTTTTGCCAAGCCACAAATAAACGCCTCCTACAAACAAATATACGCCCCCTACAAATAACCTCCTAGAGTTAGGGTTAGGGTTAGGGTTAGGGTTAGGGTTAGTGGTTAGTTGTAAGATTTTTATAGTTGGAAAGCGAGCGTCCCGCAGGGCGGGCCGGTAGGCACGAGCGACCGCACGTCCCTAGAATGAGCATAGTAGTTAAAGTCGTGTGGTAAAACAAGGCCTCTTTGAAAAAGTGAGCCGCCTAGTATTACTTACCACACGACGTCTCAGTGTCTCACTTGATGACGTCATCTATGCTATAAATACCCTTCTTGTTTGTTCTATTCTTTTCATAAATTAAATATAATTTATGCCTGGTGGTGTTATCACTCGTAGGCGTGAAGGTTTAATTGCAGCGTACGCAGCAGCTGCAGGAGTAACCTTTCAGGCAGCTTTACAAGTTTATCGTGATACAGCCACAGTTGCCGAGTTCAGTAGGCAAGTAACTAACGTAGTTAGCGGACCAATAAATTACGTTGGACGACATTTCAGAGGGTCCCAGCCTTCTAACGTTGTTACCCCTCCTCGTGCTGATAGTTCCCGGAGGTTTACTCGTCCTCGGTCTTCTTCTGTTGCCGAGGTCGTTTCTCCTCAATCAGATCAGCCTATGCCTCAGGCAAATATGGTCAACTATCCTAGAGTTGCTTATACTGGTGCGTCCCGTGCGACGAGTCGCCGACGCACCCTGCGACGTGTTACACGTCGTCGTCGAACTTCCCGCCGTCAGCCACGACGCCGCAATTCTGTAGCGCGCGCATTGGCTTTGCGCGGGTCTGCTCGACATGTTGAATATGGAGGAGTTGTCACACGTAGTACCGATCGGAATTCAGTTCAGATTGGTCATGCTACCGTTGCGCATACTACGGTTATTCGTCAGATGTTTACATCTATAATTAAGCACTTGTTTGCTAAGTGCGGTCTTGATATTCGTACACCTACTGACAATATCAATCTTACAGCTGGCGCTGTTATTCAAATATTTTACAGCACGTCTCCTGATGATGCGAATGCTTCTTCATCGTTCACTCTTGGAACTCCTGCTACATTGTCCAATATTGTTGATTGGTTTGTTGATGGAAGTCGTGTCTGGTTTAATATCAACTTTGATCAACAGGATTTTACATTCTTTCAAATTCGGTTTATTCCAAAGGGAGATATTAATAATCAAATTAACGCAGGGTCTGTTGATTTGTCGCAATGTAAATTGCAGGTTGCGTGTTCTTCTGAAATGCGAATTCAGAATCGTACTGTGTTTTCTCCAACTCCTGATGATAATGATAACACTAGGATGAATTTGGACACCATGCCTCTTATCGGTTATGTTTATACCGGAACTGGTAATGGTCCTGATTATTATAAGGCTGCTACAGGAGGTTCTGCTTATAATTATCGGTCAGAGGGAGTTGCTGGTGTTATATCTCCTGATATTGGTATAACTCCTGATACTGATCCTATTTCCAAGAACTTATTTCAGGGAGTTAAACGACAA